CTACCTGTACCTTCATTGCCGTTAGCAATTACAACTTGAGGTGATCCAGCAACTGTTACCTTCTCATCCCATGTAACTTCAGCAGTGATTGTTCTACTACCAGCTGCAATAGAAGATTGTACAATACGAATCTTAGTTACAGTAGGTGCAGCAAGAGTTGTTGATAGGCCACCGATACATGCTAGAACTTCTGGTTGGGCATTAACATTGTCGTTACCAGTTGACTTTGAACCAGGTGCTACCACCCATCCTGTTGTGTCAGCATATATGGTAGCCTTGTTGTAGTCTGAGTTCTCGTCTTCTGGCAGCCATTTGGGCTTGTTCGTAGCCCCAGCTGCGGTTTTTCCCCATAATGGCATGGAATTATCTCCGAAAATATTCTGTATGAGTATTTATAAACTTAACCTTCTAGCAATGCCTTCTGTAGGGCATCTACTAACTGGTCGTCTACTTTGTTTCCTGTCTTAGCTGCTGCTTTCTTCAGCAACTTAATAAGAAAATCTTTGATAACTGAATCAAGATCATCAGGAATTCTATCAACTGCCTTATTGATTATGCTGATAGCGATTGGCATTAAAAAGTTAACCATAATTATATACCTATAGGTATTATATATAGCTAATTAATCGTACTTCTTTTTACCGCCTTTAATATATCCTGATCCTTTCTTATCATAAAATCTTACACCTTTATTCTTAGTAAAGGATTTTGCAAATTCTTGGGACACTTGTCTATAATTCTTTTTCTTTGCATCTTTATGTTTTTTATCAGCCTTACCTAAGAGTTCATCTTTCAAACTCTTTTTAAACTGATCACTTAGTTCTTTAACTAGTTTAAACATTATCCTGGTTTTGAATCTTGCCATTCTTCTGAACCACCTGGCCAAGGAGAATGTTTTTTAACATGGTCAAAATCATGTATGTTTTCTGACCCGCCTACAGAGAAAGGATTGTACTTATCAGTAGCAATCTTATACATCTTCTCGTGCATAGTCTCTTCTATTGGATCTGGTATTGGATCTTTTGCCATGGGCCAATTGTCATAAGGGTGGGGTTCATATTTGTAATTCGGATCAAACCATTCATCATAAGGAACTTTGTCTGGTGCAAAGTACGTCATGTACCTAATCCCCTCCCTTTCTTGTAGTTATCTTCTCCACCGTATCTAGCCATCGTATTAGTATAATCCTGAGTAGACTTAAACCCTGCCTTCTTTGCCTTAGCAGCGTATGCTTTCTTATCGTCTGCTCTCTTCTTATACTTTCCAGTACCAGCATCAGACTTAGCACCTTTAACTTTCTTCTGTTGTCCTTCTGGTTTACCAATCTCCTTACGGATCTTAGTTTTAACAAAGTTAAGTGCTTTATCTTTACTACCACCCTTAGTATAACCCTTCTCTTTCTTAAGACGAGTTGCTTCACCAAATGTCAAGATGTTCTCAGTTCTGATTTCTTCTGACCTTTCTTCTGAGACTTTTTCTTGACTTGCATACGATTCTTCAACGTGTGTATTATGTATAAGGTTTATATTATTTGATTGAGCTTTCTTTATGAAATCCATAAAGGTTTGCTCTTCACTAACAACCTTTTTAACATCCTTAGCAAACTTAACTGCCTTCTTAGCACCTGCCTTTACACCCTTACCAAATACTCTTGCACCTTGAGTTGCTTTACGATGTCTCTTAACACCTTTCTTAATAAAATCTTTTGCTTTGTCAGATAAACTAGCCTTCTTCTTTGGTGCTTCTTTCTTAGGTTCTGATTTCTTTGCCTTTGCCTTTGCAAGTACTCTATCCTTTGCTTCACTTGCTGCCTTATTAGGACCATCATATGACATAGCACCTTTTTGTTTACGTGGTGCAGTCTTCTTAGCAGCAGGTTTTGGTGTTGCTTTCTTTACTGTTGCTGCTTTCTTCTTAGCAGGAGCCTTGTCATCATAATTGGTAACATCAGTCTCTTTCTTTTTATATGCAGCAGAGTACTCTCCTTTACCTTCCTTCTTTCTTTTTGATTCTGCCTTTTCTCCAGCAGGTATAGTCTTCTTCTTAAGAGTCTGTAGATTCCTAAGAGTCATCTTACGTGCTGCTCTTTCTTCTTCCAATTCTACTTCTTCTTTCTTACAATCAGGTACTGCTTTCCCACCTTTCATCTTAGTTCCTGTTGCCTTGTATCCATCCCAACAAGATTTCTTTTTAGGATCTCTACCAATATTCTTACGTGCTGTTGCTAGTGTAGCTTCTTCTACTTTCTTTTCTTTCTTTTTCTTCTTAAGGTCGTATACACCTTTTGGTTTACCATCTCCTTTGTAGATACCATAAGCAGATCCTTCCTCAACATTCTCCTCATTAGTATGGGCAAAAGCTTTTTTCATAGCATCCAATTTTAAATGTGGTGGTAAACTTGACTCTGCTTCTTTCCTCTTCTTCTCTGCTGCTTTCTTACGAAGGTCGGAACCTTTGATATGTTCTATCTCAGGTTTCCAACTCTCCACAGTCGGACCTTCTTTATCCTCTTTATCCTCGCACTTAGAACAAGCACAATCTTCAGGATGTTTCTTCTTAGGTGTCTCCATCAAGTCATCCTTTTTAGGATTGATCTTGCACTTAGTTTTCTTTTTCTCTTGTAGTTGTCCGAATGTAAGCATCATTTATTCCCCTCTTGCTTTTCTAGCGTGTGGTCCTGTACCCTTCTCATGAGTTGGCTTGTCCCTTTTATTCCAGGTCTTACCATCCCACTTATGAGTTCTAGCTTTCTCTTCCCATTTCGCATTATCATCTCTATCCTTTTGCCTTGCTTGATCTTCTCTATACTTCTTAGCACGTGCATAACCAGAGGCACTAATCTTTTCATCAAGATCTAAAACATTTTCTATTTCATCAAAAGTAAATAAGCCCGACTCTACAAGTCCTGCTATCTCATCATAATCTTCACCTAATCTCTTAGCAAGTTTATCAGATCCTTTAGCAACAAGACGTGAAGTCTTACCAACTGCTTTCTTCAATCCTTTTTTAATTAGACTACCTACAGACTTAAGAGCACCACCTACTGCTTTTCTGGTAGAGCCTGAAGAGCTGCTACTAGAACTGCTGCTTCCAGATTGATTACTAGACCCAGAAGAGTCGGAGCTGGATGAGGTATCAGAGTTGCTACCGTTTCTCTTGCCACGAGTTTTGGCAAGGAGTTTATCGAGTTTTCCACCTGTTCCATCGTCATTGGATTGTTTTTCTTTTGGTTTACTGTCTGGTCTATTTAATGCTGCTTTCTTTTGCTTTTCTCTAGATGCTTGAAACTCACCAGCAACTTTACCAGCAGCTTGAGCACCTTTTTTAGCAACTTTTTTAACTGCACCTTTGATTTTCTTTGCTGCTTTTTTAACAGCAGACTTCATACGTTCGAGACGAGCAGGTTTCTTATCACCTCCATCTTTTTTAGAAGTTAACTCACTAGCTTTCTTTGCAGATCCTACTGCAATATGTGCCCATGATTCTTCAAAGTATGCATTGTGAAGTTCTAGAGTTTCTATCTCTTCACAAATTTCTACAAGGTCATCATCATCCTCAGCAGTTTCGAGAAGACAAACTTCCATGAACTCAACAAGTTCTTCCTCATTTAGTTCATCAATAAACTTCCCATGCTCAGCTAAGTCTTGCCATTCATCATTAGATAAGACAAATGCTTCCTTAAGCTTTTTTACCTCTGTTGTTTCAACCTCTTCCTTCTGATTCTCTTGCTTTCTTTTTGCTGCTTGCTTTTTATAAAGACGTACAGCTTGTGCAGATTTTGCAGCAGCACCTTCTTTGTCGCCAGCAACAGCTAATTTTCCTCTCTTAACATCAGCAGCTTTAGAAGCCTTAAGTGCAGTATCAGCAGAGATTTCATCTAGTTGTTCACCGTCTGGTGCATCAACCTCTTCCTTCTTTGCCTTCTTCTCTCTTTCAGAGATCTTACCATCTACATCACTCTTCTCATACCACTTACCATCACCATCGTCGTCTTGCCAACGCTTTTGAGTTTTTTTATTCTTTTGATTCTCCACGACTTGCTTATAAGCAGCAGTCATATCTATTGGTTCGTCGAAAGTTTTCATTGTCATTTAACTACCTTGTCCTTTTTATTTATCTTCTTTAGAAATTGTCCAGGAGTTAATTTACGAACATATGCATCAAGACTATCCGTACCATACTCTCTTTCAGATGGTTGTAACCAACCTGAAACCTCTACTAAGTCCTTTAACCAAGAACGAAATACATTATCCTGTTCATCAATACTAATAACATAATTACTACCACGACTTACTACTTTAGTAACAAGTCCTGTATTATCATTCTCTACAAAGCATCCAATACTGAATAGATCATCAGAAAAGAATGCTTCTCGCAATCCTTTTGGATCTAACTTGGGAGCAATCTCCCATAGATTATAAGATGCATCACCAAAATCTTCAACACATTCTTCTACCTGCATTGCTCCACGAAGAGTAGTAAATATCTCTTCACATTGAGCTTTACTTAAACCTTTTGATAATCCTTTTTTAAAAGAATCATAATCACCTTCTGCTGCAGACTTTCTTAATTTAGATGCAGACATTCCTTCTACACCTTCACCATCAGGATCTCTATCACCTGCTGAAGTAACTTTAATCTCATCAAAAGTATATGCTTTACCATTATACTTCTGTGCTAATGAATTAAACTCACTAACTCTATCACCACCAACTACAAGATTAACACTACTGTATCCTTCTGAATCTAATGTACTAAGAACATCAAAAATAGTTCTCATATCCTCATTATTTTGAATAGCATTAGAATGATCTGGATATGATGCTTTCATAAATTTAATTTTTGTAGCAGGATCTAAAGGATTCTTTGCTGGATCCTGTGATCTACTTGGATATATTCTATAATCTCCACCCTGACTCTCTCTTGAAACTTTATCTAAAAGTTTTTCGTGACCAATAGTAGGTGGATTAAATCTTCCAAATGTAACAGATATTGAACCTTGGTCGATCTGGCCTTCGCCTCCCTCAGTTTCTTCTCCTCCATTTACTTGTGTCCCTGCGGTACCTTCTTTACCTGTAAGTTTAATTAGCTTACCATCCTTAGACATGTGTGTTACATTGCCATTGATGTCAGCATATTTACCATAACCTACATGCGATAACTTTAAAGTCTCTGCCTCTTTAGCTGCATAAGATTTTTCTGCTTCTGATAGAAAAGCACTAAACTTTTTCATACGTCCAATTTTTATCTAGATTGAAGTTTGCTTTACTAAATGTCAGTCTATCTACGATTTTATATGGGTTATCAGAAACGATAACATACCCTTCATGTTGTGATGATTTACCATTGATATAACAATCAACTCCATCATTAACAACAATCGCATCTAGTAGACGATGTTTCAGTTGTGAAATTAAATGCCATGCTTTAAAGGTATGGACATTGACTTCTCCCTTATATTTAGCATCTAACTGATCATAGATCTCTTCAGGGTGCGGAACATGTCCGTGACGTACAAATGAATTGATATGTTTTGCTATTTGTACACGTGATTTAGGTACTTTTGATAGTACTACACTAGGTAAAACTCTAAACAACTCAGAAAAATTTAATGGTGGAACAACTTCTGCATTATTTGTATCTACCATATAACACTCATCAGATGATGAAAGTTTTACACCCATCTTTGCTACAGCATTAGGACTAAGTTCAGTATATTGTGTATGTGGTGCTACAATAATCTTACTATATACTGGTTCACTAAATCTATACTCAATAGTATTGGGTTGATATATCTGACCTCCACCTACACCGATCCAATCTGCCTGATAGATACCATCAACTCTAGGAAGATGACGGTAACATAACCTAAGTATATCTGCAACAGCACCCTTATGATTCTTATCAATATCTGCTGGACATCTATTGATCTTTGGTCTTTTCTTATTAAATACAGACTTAGTACCAACAAAGAATGATCCGTTGGTCATACCAAATACAATAGCAGGAGCACCATCCCACTTAACAGATAATGTTTTTGTTTTAATTAATTCTCTTACAGCACGTAAAGCATTTCTTCGACCACTGAGAATAGTATCTTCTGGGTGCTCAAGGTGCTTGTTGGGCATCGGGTCTTCTTCATCTGATACCCATATTATACTACATCCACAAGCTGTTGTTGGTCTCATTGTGCCAGCTTGTTAAGTGACTACTTGTTTTTGGGTGAATGTCCATGAGCAATACCTAGCTCATGCATCCTTGCATGTTCTGCGATAGGATCTCTAACATCCTTTCCACCTGGTCCAAAAGTGTACCATACACCTACACCAACCAAGGTCAAAAGAATTCCTATCATTAAAAAAACTAAAATCATCTTCCTGGTATATACCTCTGTGCTTTCTGTGCTGTATCCTGAACTAATGGTAGTACATCACTCTCTACTTTCTCTATGATGTCATCAACAACGTTAACATCTATGTGTAAAAATGGTGGAATAATACCAAGTATACGAAGTAATCCATCAACAAATAATGCTAGAGCAGTAAATCCTAAGATCATACTAATAATAGTTGCATCTCTATTATGTTTTGCCATAGATGCTTCATCTATTGCTCTTGCCTCATCAACTGCTGCCTTTATTAAAGAATCAACTTGTTCTTTAGTATAAGTTAGTTGAGGAACGATCTGACGGATCTTCTCTTCTGTCATTAGTAATATTTTTTATTGTCATATTCATAACCTGGTCCTATCTCTACAATAATAGCATCCATGATGCGATTAAATGACCTAGACATCTGACGATATCCAGAACCGACATACAGTTGACCAGCGAATACTGATACAGTTGCTGCACCCCAGAAGAGATAATAAAATCTAGACTTGACA